CAACTCAAGTTGTAAATTCTTTAGTACAAAATGGATTGGTTGATCCTATATTAGCAAATAGATTTGTTGATCAAGCACAAGCAAAAGGTATTTTTAAAGAAGTAGATATTAATAAAATGGATTGGTATGATCCTAATGACGATCCACAAGCTACAGAAACAGTAGAAGAATCCGAAGTTACAGAAGCAGATAAAAAATTAGATTTATTTACTGAAAATGGAGGAGGAGCTGTTGATCAAGTTTCAGAAGATTTAAGTTTTTTAGATGAAATTAATGGAGAAGCAATAGTAGAAGAAACTGTTAGTGATAGACAACCGGGTATAGAGGAAGCTGTTACAGCGGAAGAAATTATTGATGTTCCTAAACCAAATACAGAAATGATGTCAGCAGAAGTAATTCAACCTCTTAGTGGTCCTGCTGGAATGTCATTTGATCCATCTATGTCTACAACAGATAAACTAGAAGAAGTAGGTTTACCTGTGTTTGCTAAACATGGTGGAATTATGTCTCTTATGGAACAAAGAAAACCAAAACAAATGGTGTCATAAATGGGTTGGTTCAGTAATTTTTTTGGGGGAAGCACTAAAAAAGAACCTTCATCTTCTTCAGGTTCATCTAATTCAACAGAAAATAATTATTTAGAAGCATCTGGAATAGGTGGTCAAATTGCTAATGATCAAATTGATAATTTAATTAACAACAATCAAGATTTAAAAAATAAAGCAGGTAATGTCGTTATCAATTCAAAATTTGATAACATAATGAAGGGTGAGACAAACCCTAATAAAATGAACAGTGCTCAAAAAGCTCTTTATGATTTTTATAATACAGGAACAAACGCTTATCAGCAAGAAATGCAGAAAATTATTAATAGTAATCCTTCGGCAGCTAAAGCTTACAAAGAAAGGTTTCCTATAACTTCTGCTATTAAAAACATAGGAGGAACTGCTTCTAATCTTATTCCCGGTGTAGGAATGGCAAAGGGAATTTTAAAAGTTTTAGGTAATTTCGGTAAAGGAACAAAAAATGTTTTTAATCAAGCAGTAACAGGTATTACAGATTCTAATGCTTATAATGAGTTTAAAAACTTAGTTACTAAAGATGAAAAGCCTCCAACAGATATGGGAACACGAATGAGTAGTATGGATCAAGCAGATGCTGATGCAGCTTCTTTAAACATGGCTGATATTTCTGGTCCTTCCATGTCAACAGACATTATAGAAATAAAAGATAAAAAAGTTAAAACAAAAGATAACCTTGATAAAATAAATAATGCTCAAAAAACTTTAAACGAAGCTTTAGATATACAAAACTTTAGAAGAATTTTAGATAATCCTTCTGCTATTGAAACATTACCTATAAATTTTAAGTCTACTGTTGATACATTACTTCAAAACAATCAATTAAATTCTGGTGATTACTTAAAGTCCCAACAATTATTAAGAGATAAAGGTACTCCTGTTGGACCATTTATTAATGGATATAATAATGCAGGGATTATTAATGCTCTTCCAAATAACAATCAAGTAGCTACTAATTTGTTTAACAACTTTACACCTACTTTAGAATCTATTTCTAATTTTAATGAATCATTAAGTGATGGAAAAGGTTTTGATGTAAATTTAAAAGATCAGACTTTTGAATATAACAAACCTATGCTTGGGGGAAATTTAAACTTTGGTATTGATAACAGTAGCAGTAGCCCAACTTTTGGTATTAACTTTAGTAAATCCCTTGGATAAAGATTTTAATTTAAGGAATGCAGTTTGGTTTGCAATGATCCTCATTAGTGCTGGCAGTGTCTATGGAATGATGTCACAAAAGGTTTCAGCTTTAGAGACAAAACAATCTCAACTAGAAACAATAATATTACAAGACATACCAGAAATAAAAGAACGAGTAATAAGATTAGAGGTTTTGCTTGAAAGAGCATTAGAAAACTAATCTAATCTACCATATCGTTTTACCAAAATCTTTCTTACTCTTTCCCATTGCATTCGTATTAATACATCATTACCATTACGTGGTTCGCGTAACGCTTTTTTACCTAATTGACCTTTTAGTCTTATTAACCTTGCTTCTAAATTCATTCTATCCTTTCTTTTCTTTAAAAGTGATATGGCCATCATTAGTTAGAACAGTGATATACTAGTTATATCTCTGTTTGAATCGTTAAATTTTACATCATTAATATGAACAGGATTTGTCTCAAGAGATTCTAGTTCTTTTTCATACTTTTCAATATTTTCTTTTAATGTATTTATGCGTTTATTTATTTTCTCTAACCGAAATTTTTTAAATTCGATTACAGCCATTTTTTTTGCAAAGCTAAGATCATCACTAATGAGTTGAGGTTTAAACCTTTCCCAAATTTTTTGATATTTAACTTTTTTACTACCAACTGATCTTAATTCTCTTTTTCGTCTAATAAGAATATCTTTTTGTCTTTTATAGACTCCATAACAATTAATTTGTTGGATGGTAGGGTATCTATCATTATAAAATTCAATAGAATATAATTTTTTTGGTGAATTAAATTCATGTCGAATATTTTTTTTAACATCAAGTGTACTCATAATTTTCTTCTTTCTGTAAATCGATAGCCATATTCACTTTTTAAAGAACAAATTAATTTTTTATAAATTAATTATGATACTATATTATATTATATAATATTATAGTCAAGCGATTTCGTTTTTATGGCAGAAAACCTAGATTGCGTCTCCCCATGATTTTCCTAAATCGCAGTCAACTTTACTTGGGACAGATAATTTAATTGCATTTTCCATTACTGAAATAATTTTATTTTTTGTTTCTTTAGAGCCATCAAAACTTAAAGTGAGCTCATCATGAATTTGTATTAAAGGAGTCAAACCTTCTTTATGTAATTCTATCATTGCTTGTTTTGTTTGATCAGCAGCAGAACCTTGTATTAATCTATTTAATGCTTTGTATGTTCCTGCAGGTTTTAAATGATGATACTTACCATATTTTAATTTTGCTTGATCTTTTGGGAGTGCTTTAAATACGCCAAAGGTGGTTGGTTCCCACAATTCAAATCTACATTTTCTTCCCTTGAGTGTTGAGACATAACCCTCACTGTTGGCGTAATTTGTTACTCTTGTCGCTAAATCCTTAACGAAAGGTACTTTATTATTGTACTCTTTTAATATCTCTCTTGCAACGTCTACATCTACTTGCAACTCATTAGAAAGTTTGTTGACACCCATTCCATAAAACAATCCTAAGTTAATAGTTTTGGCTTGATCCCTATCAATATTAGCTATTTCTGCTACTATATTATGGAAATCTGCTTTAGGATTTTTTGTATATTCTTCTACAATTTTTTCAGACCCTTCACATCCAAGAGCAAATGCATAATGTGACGCGATCCGGGGTTCTTGTTGACTATAATCAAAAGATCCCCATACCTCACCTTCTTCTGGTAAAAATAAACCTCTTATTTGTTTTTTAATTTCTTTATTACGAGAAGGTAATTGTTGTAAATTTGGATTAGAATAACTTAAACGACCTGTTAAAGTACCTGATTCTCCATCACGCATTTGATGAATACTTGCGTGAACTCTTCCTGTCTTACCATGTTTTAAAATTGTATCTAAAAATGTTGATTGAACTTTATTATATTCTCTAGCACTCTGTATTTTTTTGGCAATTGGGTGAGAATGATTAAGTAAAAAATCTTTTGTAAAACTAGGTGCATTAGTTTTCTCTGTTCTTGGATATTTTATTTTGAGTTTATCAAAAACTTTCGCCACACTTGCTGCAGCCCAAACATCAACTGCAATACCCGTGTCTGCCAATACACTATCCAATATCTTCTTTTCTGTATTCTTAAAACTTTTTTTATAACTTTGTGCTTTTTGAACATCAACTCTTACTCCTTTTTTAATCATATTAAATATTATGGGCAGTAAACTCATTTCCAAATGGTAAACATCTTTAAGACTTTCTTTTTCAATTATAGGCATCATGTGATGATATAATCTTAATGTTAAATCAGCATCTTGTTCAGCATATGAGCCAACAAAAATAGCTGGTAATTTATACATTTCACTTTTTGGATTTACACCAAACTCAGTAGCAGCTTGCTTTAATATGTTTTCATCTTTCCATTCATTCAACATATCTTTTCCTACAGCATTTAAAGCATAAGAAAATTTATTTTCATTAATTATGGGAGCCATTATCATTGTGTCAACTATTGGCCCATTAACCTCAATACCTTCTGCATGAAGCCAACCTAAATCATAAAGAGCATTGTGAGCTACTTTTATAGAATCTGTTTTCATTAATTTTGTAAACCAGTTAATGACTCTTCTTCTATCCCAATTAAAACCGTTTTCGTGTCTTATAGGATAATAACCTTTCCACCCATCTACAGCCACAGCAATACCTATTATGTGTCCTTGTTTTGTTGTCCAACCTGGTCCACTGTTTTTTAATTCTGGATCGTAAGTCTCTAAATCAAAAGCAATAACTTTTGCATCAAAAATGTCAGGTAATTCATGTGGAGGAATCCATTCTGGTTTTGGTTGAAAAAAATTTGTTTCTGTAACATTAGTCATTTTTACCCTTCCGTTGAACTATTTCACCAGCTATGCTTGCATATGCAGCTAAATCAACAAAGCTATCTTTTTTAGAAGAATGCATAATTCTAGCTATTTTTACTAAACCCATCATGATAGCAACTTGCTCTGGTTCTATTTTTGTTTCTAAAAAAATAGACCATAAATCAGCTATGCGCTGATGATTTTTAAGCTTATCTCCATAATCTTTATTCCTTTCTCCGCCTATAAGATCTGATGCTTCTTTTAATATTTCTTTAGATATCATCTTTCATCACCATACATTCTATAACCTTCTTGTTTCTGAGCCTCGACAATATACAAATTTTGTTTTGCTCTTGTAACAGCTACATAAAACACCCGGTGTTCATCATCGGGATTTTTTATATAAGACTTATAAACTAATTTACCTAAATCTAAAAGAACAACTACATTATCGCATTCTCCACCTTTAGCTTGATGAATTGTTGATACTCTTATTCTTGGTTCTTTACTAAAATCTTCTCCAAGATCTTTTAATCTTCTTAAATAAACAATCTCATAAGCATCTATATTATCTAAAACATCATACCAATTACCATCAGATAATAATCCATGATTTTTTTTAAGGTCATCAAGACTTAACATAGTGTCTTCATTTAAATTTTTAAAATTTTTTCCTCCTCTTTTTATACCAATACCATTTTTCTTTTTTTCAGATTTAATTTTTGAGTATAGTGTTGATGCTTCTTTTAAACTTACTAATTCACCTTGTTGTAGTTTTTCCCAAATATCTATAGCATCAACTATGGTTCGTGATACGGGTCTATGTTCCCCCCTTCCATACCAATAACCTAAATCTTTAAGTGTATCTTCAATAATTTCATTTCTAATTTTTTTTGTTCTTCCCAAAATAAGCCAATTACCTTTAGATATGTCAATATGTTTAAGAGCTGCAACCCTATAAATTTTACCTTCTTCTTCTTTAGGTTCCCAAACTTTAGGTCGTCTTTTTCTTATGTGACTAATAATAAAATTTGCTAATCTGTAAATTCTTTTTGGACACCTATAAGATTTATTTAAAACAGTGACATCTCCTTTTAAATTAATAAATTTATCAACATCTGCACCAGACCACCTAAAAATAGCTTGATCATCATCCCCGGCAATGTAAACTTCTTTGCTTGTTTTAATAAGTTTATCAACCATGTTATATTGAATGCGAGGCATGTCTTGTGCTTCATCAATAAACAGTACATCAAAGTGTGTTGAAAATGTGTCATTTGTGTAATCAACTATCATGTCAGTAAAATCAAAGACATCATTCTTTTTTTTATATTCTTTTATAGCTCTATCAATATAATCTAATCTTTCCCACCTTATCGATTGTTCATCATTATAAAAGTCAAATGCTTTTTTAAGAGAGATATCTTTTAAACGAGATAAATTTATTAAATTAGCATAATGATAATTTGTGTTTGTATAAATAGATTGATCATTGTTATCAAAAACTAAATTAAAACCAATTGTTTGAGAAAGTTCTTTCCAATGTTTTGATTTCATCAACTTACTTTCATCTTGTGGAAGATGACTTAAAGCAAAACTATGTAATGTACGAAAATGAACTAAATCATCTTTACTAGCTTGAAACTTTTCTCTGGCTCTGTCTCTGGCTTCGTAAGCAGCTTTTTTGGAAAAAGAGAAAAAACCTATCTTGTCCCAAGCTATCCCACTTTCTTTTTTTTGCTGACAAATATTTAGTAATGTCGTTGTTTTTCCTGTTCCAGGTGGTCCTAAAATAATTTTTATCAAAACGGAATTTCCTCTTCTTCATTCTTACCTCCCAATACTTGATCTTCTTTAGATACCTCTTTGTCAGTAAGTACTGAAGGAAGATCGATTTCTTCTGTAGATTTTTCAAAAGCAGGTAACATCCATACTCTTGTTTGTATTTTTCTAACAGAAACTGTAATATTCAACCCGCCTAGATCTTTTAATCTTTGAACAACCCAAATTCTTTTTACTTTAAAATTCTTGCTATTTTCCAACCATTTAGATAAATCTACTAATCTAAAATAAGTTGGATTAGCTTCAATTTTTTCTTCGTTGATTGTAAACTCTTTTGTTTTTTCATTATCTGTAAATGCTTTTTGCATGTCTAACTCATCTATAGAATAAGCCTCTCCTCTACCTGTACAAAATTCTTTTAAATAATCATTAAACTCTCCAACTTTTGAAGCATCTGAAGGAGCCTCTTCTTGTCTAATTTTTTCAAACAGTATAGAAAGAATTTCATCCCAATCTTTATCTTTCATTGAAGGAACAAATTTTAATAATTGTTTACCAACAGTTTTTCTAATCAATCGATGACTATATAAAACATCAATATCATCTATTTCTATTCTTCTATCTCCTACATTTAAAAACCACAACTCATCACCTAAAACAGACAAGTCACTATACTCTGGATGATCAAAATCAGATTGACCTATGCCATGTTTTCTAAGTTTACATAAAGCTTTTTGACACACAGAAGAAATTGGTTGATCATTACAGCGATAAGAATACTTAGGAGAACCATCTGTTTTATTTGACCTTACTTGTTTTTGTAATGTAATAATTTCTCCTGCATCTAAAGGTGGGTCCATATAATCCATGTTATATTTTTCCATCAAAGCCTCCCAATTATCGGGATTAGATTTTCTATAAAAAATTCCTATGTTAAATAATCCATTATTGCGTGTACCTTCTGGGTATCCTTGAGTCGTTAATATTTGTAAGCATGGTGGTCCTTCAGGTATGACTTCTTGTTTAACCTGTATTGCTATCTTACTGATATCGTCACAAACATATTTATCATATAGTTCAAAGAATTCTTCGAGAGTAGCTCCCTCACCATTATCGAGATACGCGTACCGGGTTTCACCATGATAAGGTAAATTCAACCATGAACCTGTGTCTCTTTCATTGGCAAGTTGTGTTTGTTTAGGAAATATTTCTGCTTTTGCATGGCCAAGGTAAGAAGCTATCTCCCTAAGTTTTTGTTGAAACAAAGCAGCAGATTGAGGTTTTTTTGAAAAAAGAAAAATATGTGCACCAAAAGATTTTGATGAGCACATTATTAATGGTAAATTATATTCTCTTATTTTTGATAATATTTTTTTATGATCCAAAGGGTATTCGTCTACATCAATACATCCCCATGAAGATGTTGCATCGTCACGAATTGGTACAATACCAAGAGCAGGTTCTTTACCTTCCAAATGATTTTCATACATATGAAGAGTTGGTGGTTCGTGTTTCGTGAACATTTTACCATCTTTTTTTCCATTAGCTTTTACATCAGTATAACGATACTCTCCATGTGCACGGTCTAAACCAGTAAATATATTTTTAAATTTTTCTACTTTCATAAATCATATAAATTAAAAAAGGGGGCATAGCCCCCTTAAATTTAATATTAGCCAAGAACTTCGCTATGAGCTGCTTGAGGCTTGACTTCAACAATTTCCTCGGCATCTACCATAGCTTCAGGTGCTGGATCAATTGACCCAGAGCTGACTAATTCATGAAAGTTTTGTGCTTCACCCACAATAAAAGATGGATTTTTTAAATCATTAATAGATTTATCTAGTGTTATTTTCCATCCCCACCAATCATTCTTCTTATTTTGTTCGAGAACAGTTTCCATTTTATAAACATTCGCAAACATTGGAAGAGTCATAAGTGACCCATTCTTGGATTGAACTTTTTGATTCATCATCATTGTATTCCAATAACGGGATTTTTTGTATTGAGTTTTCTGCATAATGATTTGACATCTTTCAAAAGACCCATCATCATTTAAACGTAAAACAAAATACTCGGCAGTTCTTACAATATATGTAGGGCTCATTGCACCATTAATCATATAATGATCCTCACCATCTGCACCCCTTGTAAGAGGAGGGCAATTTTCTGGAGTATAGATTTTTTCTGGATAACCAGAACCTTCTCCAAGTGGAGACCATTCAACACAGCGTACTCTAAAAGCACAAGGTATGACAGAAATACTATCATAAAAATCTTTATTAACTGAGTTAAAAATATTTCCTTGCTCAAGTCCTTCGACATATTTTGCATTTGATTTTTTAACTTCAGGAGTTTGAGAACTAGCAATTTTTAAAAATGGAATTGCCATTTCTCCAGCATTAACATTTTCAAACCCAACACCAGCGTGGGAAGAAAAGTCAATAACTTCAGTCGATACTTCATTTTTCTTTTTTCTCGTTACATCGTTCATCGTTATTTTCCTCGTTTAATTTTAACTTTACTACCAATAAAAACACTAAACACTTCCATCGGTATATCGTTACCTTTGTTTATTTGTTCACCAATTAAGGCATTCAAGGTCATAGGCTCGACCTTGCGTTTTTGATCTGGGTATAATTCTCTTTGCTGTAATTCATTAACTAGATTATCAGCTACTTCATTATCACCCTTACCAAACTTTATTGAAACAATGTTTTTGATTAAGTCACCATGTCCATTGTCTTCTAACCATTGAAATGCTTCAGGTTGATTTTCTTTAGTAATAGTACCTCTATAAAAAGGTTTAAAACTAACAGAGTCTCCTTCAACAGTTTTAATTTCTTTAACTCCCCGCTGTGTCATAAGTTCAACAATTTTGTCATTGGCTTGTTGCAGCTCTTGTTTTTTTCTTTTAACTTGTTCTTCTAAGTTAAGTATTTCAGATTCAATATGTAAATATTGATTTGAAACTTCAGAGACATCAGATACTTCACTGATGTCTACTTTTTTTTCTTCAGTTTGAAAGTTTGTAAAATCGACTTTATCATTCATAACTATTCCTTTCATTTAAGTCTATCTGTATAGGATAATAGGTATAGGTTCTTCTATCATATTTAAGAACTTTATATTTTCCCCTATTATTGTAAGAAGCAACAGAACAAGCAACACCTATCATAGCTGGATCACCAATTAATAATAAGTAATCATCGTCACTAAAATCTTTCATAATACTTTTAGCTTTACGAATAGCAGGCCCAGGCGACAACATAATTTGTTTTCCTTCTTCATATAAAGGAATTAGTTGTCCATATTGTTGTGCAGAGATAATATTAAATTTAGATACCTCTTGTACTACAAATACTTTTGCTTTTTTTTCTGTGTCTTTCATCTTTCTTGAAGACCATATATTATTTTTATTTTAAAAACACAATAAAAATGTTATTAAAAAAATTAGAAAGTATGAGTAACATAAAATATAGCTTTAAAACTAAGCCTTTTAGCCATCAATTAGCTGCAATGGGAGCCTTTTTAAATCATTTAAAGAGGGGAGAAAATGAATTCGCACTGCTTATGGAGATGGGTTGTGGAAAAACAAAAGTGTTAATTGATGGTGTTTCTTACTTATATGACAATGGATTTGTTTTTGGTTTATTAGTTATTTGTCCTAATGGTGTTAAAGGAACGTGGGTAAAAGAAATTGAAACACATATGCCAGAACATGTTGATCGTAATGTAGTTGTTTGGACAGGTCAAAAAACAAAAAAGCATGAAGAAGAATTACAAAGTTTATTTTTAGTAGAACCTGCAAAAGTAAATTTAAATGTTTTAATAATGAATGTTGATGCATTCACCACGGATCGTGGTAAAAAATTTGCAGATCGTTTTTTATTAACTCGTCAAGCAATGATGGTTGTAGATGAAAGCACTGTTATTAAAAATTCAACAGCACAAAGAACAAAGGCAATAACTAAACTTGGTAGTTTAGCAAGGTATAGAGTTATCATGACAGGTTCTCCAATAACTAATTCTCCTGAAGATTTATATGCTCAATGTAATTTTTTAAATCATGAGCTGCTTGGCTTTAGTTCTATATACACTTTTCGAGCTCGATATTGTCAGATGCAAAAACTATCTTTTGGAGGAAGGTCATTTAATAAAGTAGTTGGTTATAAAAATTTAGAAGAATTAAATATTAAATTAAGAAAGTTTTCCTACCGGGTATTAAAAAAAGATGCCTTAGACTTGCCTAAGCAAGTATGGATGAAAAGAACTGTTCCATTAAGCACGGAACAACTTGATGCTTACATGCAAATGAAAAAATTTGCTTTAGTGCAGCTCAAGGAAGAAACATTGACGACTACGTCAGTGCTCGCTCAAATGATAAGACTTCATCAAATAGTATGTGGCCATATGGCTACCGATGATAATAAAGTTGTTTCATTACCTAACAATCGTATTAAAGAACTATGTGCTATTCTAGAAGAGCATGGTGAAAAAGTGATCATTTGGGCGAATTATCGTCACGACATTCAAGAAATTGAAAAAACATTATCAAAGAAGTATGGACCGGGATCCGTGGTCACTTATTATGGTGACACTCCTCAGAATGTAAGACAAGAATATATTGAACGATTTCAAACAGAACATGACACAAGATTTTTTATAGGTCAACCAATGACCGGGGGGCGTGGTATAACTTTAACAGCAGCTAGCTTAACAGTTTTTTATTCCAACAATTATGATTTAGAAATAAGAGAACAAGCAGAGGCACGCAATCATCGTATTGGAACTGAAGATAAAGTTACTTACATTGATTTAGTTGCTGAAGGAACTGTTGATGAAAAAATTATTTATGCTCTTAGAAATAAGATAAACCTTGCTACATCGGTGTTAGCAGAGGAAGTAAGAAAATGGTTAATATGATTTGCTATAACTGTAAAGGAAATGGATATGTTAAATTATCATTTGAAGCAGAGACTAACATTGAGCAGTGTAAGATTTGTAACTCACAAGGGGAACTCGATGAAACTAAGTACTATCACCAAACATGGACAGAGGGCGTTGAAGATTCCGTCTCAATCTACTATGGACCACTTCTCGACCCAGAGTGTTTCAAAAACTACAAAATTCATAAAGAGTAAACCAGTTGTAATATTTAAAGGGGAGCCTCCATTTTGATTATAAAAGAAAAGAGCTGCACTCGTTGT